GGGACAGACTTCCCCCTGATAGCAGCAATCTTTTTCATAACTTTTTTGACCGTTGGTTTGATAACCTTTAGTAGGATATCTGCCAGCGGTTTTGCCATAAGTGCTGATGCTGTAGCCACTACAGCAATACCACCAGTGGTTACAACAGATCCAGCACTAGGAAGACCAGCAATGATCTGCTCTGGTAGAGGCACAGGTTCTGTAATCTGAATACACTGATTGCCAACTAACTGATAGTCAGTAACCTTCTTTCTAAATCCTTCAATGTATGTGCCGACAGGTTCCTTTGCCTGCTGTGCTGCTGTAGGACAATCCACCTTGGCAGTAGCAGGGGGAGTTTTAGGTATCGGTAGATCAGGTGCTTCGGGAGCTTTAGGTTGCCTTGTATCTACTTTTGGTTTCCCAGTAGGAAGCATCTGATTAGGTTCAAAGTTAGGTGGATTGTATGAGGGAACCTGACCATCACAGAAGGTCATGTTTCCCCTAGGGTCAACCTCCCTGAGGTCATCAGTCTCTCTTGTCTCTACACACCCAGGGATATCCACCACAGGCATTCCTATATCCACAGTAACTGGAATAGGATAACCAGTAAAGACTTGGGGTATAGAATTGTCAAAGATGTTCACTTCAGGAATTTCATTTCCCCGTATCTTTATTGGTTTGATTTCCATTAGCAATCATTAAATACTTGTCCTACCTCAGATCCAATTTCAGATCCTGCTTTCTGTCCTAGGAGCAGTGCCCAACCACCTACCAACCATCCAACATAAGGGATGTTGACAACAGCAGGAACGATAGCACCAGCAGCTATAGCACTACCTGCCATCGCACCTTGTGATCGTGCGCCAGCGTCCGCCCTGATGCACTCTTCGCTTTTGGCAAGGGACTTTCCCTCGCTGTCTACTGCAGCGCCTCCTAGGTTCCTTGTGCCGTCCATGGTGTATTCGTCAATGCGATACTCCCTACGCTTCTCAGTGGTAGGTCCAAACCATCCACGCTTATCTTTATCTACTTGAAGTGATCTTTCTGAGCGTAGGATGGCAGGATCATTTGCTTTATATTCAATCTCATAACCATCTCTTCCTGCCTTGATCCTGTAGGATGAATAATCTCCTCTGGGAATATTGATGACAGGAACATCATGTCTACGTGGTTGATGTATAACATATCCAAGCAGACCTACATGAGATACAGCAAACAAAGCGCCAACAGTGGCAGCTACAATCTTGAACTTAGACGGTTTTTCTTTCTTAGGTTCAGGGAAGTAGTCGCCAGGTTGTTCTTTGTTGCTGTTGAAGAGGTTCATGGTTAGAAGGGCATAGCGGGTCCAGTCGTCGTTGGAAGGGACGCACCACCTTGAGGAATTGCACCGCCAGTTACCTCAGGCATCTTAGGCATAGCGGCATCCAACATACCAGGGAGAGCAGCAGTGACTGCTTCCGTTGCTGCCTTAGTAGCAGCACCTTTTGCTTGATCGATCAGGGCATCCTTATTCAGGAGGACATAACCAGCACCACCGATGAGGGCAGCACTGGTAAGACCTGACAGCAAAGCGATAACATTAATCAGTTTTTGCATCTTTTCTTGGCTCCACAGCAGAAACAACTTCAGGTTCTTTTTTCGCTGCTGATTTACCATTTCCATTTCCACCACCTGCTTTAGCAGGAGACAATCCAAAGGCAGCTAGCGATCCAGAGAAGACCGAAGCGATGAACGTAGGGTCAAAGTCTAAGATCTTTTGACCGTTTGGTAGTCTTACGTAGCTAAACGTTAGGAGAGATGCGGACCAAATAAGTACAACAACTTTCACTAAATTACCAAGAACTTCACTCTTATCTTCATCGTGGTCCTTATGCTCTTCTACTTTAGCTTTGGATTTTCCAAGCATGAGTATAGAGTAAGGCAGCTCTATTTATGCCTGAGCCTCCGTCCAAGAGAAACGTGCGTCAACTGACTTGTTACCACCAGCAATGTTTGTAACACGAACTGCTAGAACTTCAGGACCATCTGGGAAGATACCTGTTGGGTTTGGTGCAGTTGAGTTAGCGTAGTTAGATGTTCCACCACCTAGAATACAGTTAGAAATTTCTTTAACTGCTGACAAGTCATACGCCTTAACATCATTATCAGCATAGAAACCGTAGATAACTTCGCCACCAAGTAGATCTGTGCTTGTGCTAAGAACAGAATACTGTGCTAGAGATGTTCCACCAACATCCAACCAAGTGTTGTTAGAATCTGGAACTGGATTCAATACTAGTTCTACAAAGAACTTACCAGTAGCAGAGATGTCAACCTGACGTAGAACCAACTGCATTCTATTAATAAGTTCTCTAGTTCCAAAGTCTCCAGTAATACCATTATCAACAGAAGGTGCTAGGCGAAGAGCAAGAATTGCTCGTGTAGCACCAGCGGTAATGTTACGCTGGGTCTTAGTTCCAACCGTGTAAACATATGCTCGGTCATCATCTAGTCTGCCTTCCATGATAACAGAAGAACCCCAGTGTGAAATCTGTGGAACTGATGTTGCTTGTAGAAGTTCAACACCTGTTGGTTGAACAGCACTGTATGTAAATGTATTTCCTGCTCCACTCGTTCCCATCTGAATAAACTTAACTCCAGTTGGGTTAGCAGAATAAACTGCTTTACTGAGGATAACATTTGTTCCAGAGATTGAATGAACAAAAGTATCAGAAGGAACACCATCTCCAACTACACGCTGACCTTTTTGAATACCAGTTGCAGAGGCAACTGTTCCACTAGAAGATCCAATAGGAATTGTGATATCTGTAGATGCACCTGCTTGCTCTCTTGTAACTCCAGTAAATGCACCAGCTTCTGCTACAGAGATTGGAGACAATGCAGATCCAGTTTGAGTTGTGAGGTTAAGAGCAGTCGAACTTCCAGGAGTATCTGTAATTGTAAACTTGGTTCCACTCAATCTCGATGCAACATAATAAGTTTTACCCGAAACAATGTTAGAGAATGGTCTATCAAAAACAATACTCTGAACACCAGCACCTGGGAGTGCTGTTCCATCAGTATAATTAGTTGTCGCAACAGTAATGCTGTCGTCTGTAGTATCAACAGAAATTACGTCTTGCTTATACTCCTTTTTGTCAGTGTAGTTGATATACTCATATGTTCCTGTAGTGTTTGCCGTCTGCTTCTTCAGTCTAAGAGTTCCTGATGGAGGGAAACTTAGTGGTGCTTTGTCAACGTAAACAGTTGTGTCAGAACTAGAGACTGTCTTGGTAGTAATTAGTGCAGGTGGAATTGTATTAACTTCATAGCGAGCAGGTAGGTTACCCGACCTCATGTATGCTTCTGTATTGAAGTTGTTATTAGGAACTTTGTGTGCATAGATAACGTTTCCATCTGTTCCACGGAAACCCCAACGGATGAAACCAGCACCATACCAAGAGTAGTCCATGTAGAACATCTGCATCTTGGTTAGGTCAAGATTATATCCAGACTTACCAGTGCCATCACAGCGATCAATGTTCCACTCTGCCTGCTTCCATTCAATCTCAGATGTCTTAGAAACAGGAACATTGATAGCAGAAGGTCCACGGTAGTCGGGGAAAATAACCATCTGTGTATCAGAAATGATACCATCAACACGATAAGAAGAACCACGAATGACAACAAAGTCTCCTGGTTTCAACTGCTTCGCAAAACTGGTTCCAGCACCGTTAACACCAGTATAACTAGAAACCAAAGTGCTTCCTTGAGTAACCGTCACCCTACCAGAAATTTGGTAGGTAGAAGATCTACGAACAACACTCAAATGTCCATCAGCATAACGGAAGAAAACACCATTCTGCTGATCCATCATACCAATTTCCAACTTAGTTCCATAAGAATTAATTGGAGTGATCGTATACTCTCCAGAGCCTGTAGTTTCTACTGGAGTATTATCAGCAATATATTCAAATGTGAATGCATCGATTACATTTGAAACTTGATACTGACCATTGTAGTTGTTGTCATTAACACCTCTAACATCAATAATAGTATCTCTAGTGACATTATGTGCTACAGCAGAAATGACACGGACAGTATCATTTGCTCCAGTGTATGCAATGCTATCAATATTTTCAATAGCAGGAGCAAGAATAGAACCAGTAGAGAATGCTACACCCTTACCAGACTGATAACGGAAGTAACGTTTTGTCTGCCTAATTGCCTGTTGGTTCTTCGAGAATGAATTAGTAGAGAACTTAACACCACCATCAAATGCTCTGTGAACTGAGTTTCCTTGTGGTCTTGGATATACTTTTGCAGTTCCAGTTCCAACTGATCCAGTTGGTGCTGCGTCTGGATAGTAGTAGAAAATTGTAGGACTTTCCACTCTAGCAATAGTCCAAGATCCATTTACGTTGTCTCCACCATCGCCAGTAACAGCAATTTCATTACCAATTTCCAATCCATGAGCAACAGAAGTGGTAATCTTTACTGCTCCACCACCAGGAGCAGAGACTGTAATATTTCCACCAATAGAAGATCCAGTGTAATGAACACCTAAGTAAACAGCAGTTCTTGCAGAGTTCCAAATAGTTCCAGGTCCTTGTGTCCACTCATATGCAGCAGTATAGTTGAAGTCATTTGAGTTCTGTGTTGAATGACTATCTACAATGAAGACACCATTAGCACCAGGGAATTCAGTATCCTGAACAAAGATTGCTGAACCAACTGCTGGTCTAGTGTCAGTTGTTGTAGCAGTAATAGTCTTACTATTCTGTGTTGCCTGAACATCAGTAATAGTTAAAGGTGTCTCACCCTTGTATGCAAATGGGTTGTTGTTAATTGTAGATAGACTTTCCCACTTGGTGCTCTGTGTGCCATATTCAAAGTCAGTATCAATCTGCGACTGGGGTGTTGATACCCTCATCTTGTTTACAGCATCATGATATGTTTCTGCTGGTTGAATAGTTTCCTCAAATTCATCATAAACAATCTGCAGTTTATCTGCAGCGTTCATGGTGGAGGTATCATAAGCAAGAGTAACTCTAGTGGTAGTTACGTTTCTAATATCAGTCTCAATTGAGTATGCGTCAGCAGTTAGTTCTGGATCTGAAAAATTATAGATTACTACATTATCAGTAACGTTAGTAATCAGAATTAGTTTCTCCCTGGGAATACCACCAGGGATGACCACCTGCTTATTCGCTGGATCAAAAATGTAATAGGTGTTCAGGATAGACTTTCTCGCCATTACAGACTGCCTCTAATTAGATATTCTTGCTCTATCTATTTATCAGACACCATACTTACTACGGGTGGCGTTGAAGTTTTGGGATACTTCTGTGGCGCTTAGTGCTCTGTTGTAAATACGAACCTCCCCAAACTTTCCATCAAAGAAACTTGTAGCGCCAGAATTAGTATCAGTTCCAATTCTAATGTTTGTTCCTCCAGCAAAATTGATAGCAGAAGTATTATTAGATAAAGCAACATCCTGCTGGACGCCATCAACATATAAGATCATTCTACCCTGATTGCTTCCAGCTCCACCACTTTGATCATAAGTTCCAATATAATGCTTCCATCCAGTATCACTTGTAAAGAACTCAGTTTCATCTAAGAAAGTTCCAGTATAAAATCTCCAGTCAATACTATCGCCACCAGAAGTACCACGCCCAAGATAACACTGACCTGTGCTAGTAGCAGTATCTCCAATAGAAATTCCAGCACCATCATTAGTATAAGTATCAACCCTCAACCATGCTTCTACAGTTAGTTCGGTAACTGACCCAGCATTTAATTGAGTATCAATGTATCCATCCACTCCATCAAAATCAAAGTATCCACTACTATTGAATGTAGTTCCTCCGTTGATCGTGCCAGTATAAGCAGAACTTGAGAGGTTCTTTACTGTGGTTGGTGCTGTGATGGCAGTTCCAGATGTTTTGATGTATCTAGAAACTTCTATTCCTCTCTCATATTGTGCTCCCCAAACATAAATGCCAGAATTTCCATCACCCTGATAATTGGTTACTGATCCATTTACAGGACCAACTCTAACATCATTATACATGTCAGCGGCACCATCATTCTTTACGATACACCTATACCATCCACCACCGACATCCTGAATTTCAGCTGTATTACCAGCACCAAAAACAGAAGCAATAGTTCCAGTATCTAAATTAAAGATAGCGCCATTATTTCCACCTTGTGTCAAAAGTAAAGAACCTTGTGTTCTTTCGGCCGCTTTTAGGTAACAACTCCACACCACTGGTTCTGCTCCAATTCCTTCATTATTGGAGACGAAATGGAATGCATTATTAGTATCTTCAACAATTTTGTCTGCTGTCATAGTTCCATCAGGAGCAATAGCAACGTTGGGAACTACACTAACAAATGTATTTCCCCAACCAATTCCAGTAAAGTCTTCACTGCTTTCAATTAGATTGTGTGCTTTATCATAAGTCCCTATGTTCCCAAAGTCATAGTTCAATAGCAAGTTGCTACCATATACAATACTATCATTAGAAATCTTAGGTGCATACGGAGTAGAAACAACATCACCAACTAAAGTAAATTGAGTGATACCCCAGTGATCCCATGTAGTTCCATTGTGATCATCTTGCTGAACTCTCAATATAGTAGAGTTTGTTTTTGCAGCATTAGGAAGAA